AACATGGTCAACATGGTGAACCGGGGCGGCGTGCTCAAGACCCGCCCGGGGCACATCTGCCGAACGAGCCTCCCGGACGGTAAGCTCCAAGGCGCGGAGCTTTTTCGTCCGAAAATCGGCATCGAGGTAATGGTCGTTGTCATTTCGGGCATCGTCTATGTCGCGCCGTGGCCCTTCTTCACGTTCCGAATGCTCGACAACGTGCTCCTGTCGTCGCACGTCGAGCGGGTTTACTTCTGTCTTGCGGAGCAGTCCGTCGAGCGCGTGGACCATACTCTTGAGTCGGCAATCGAATTCATCCTCCCGCGCAACGTCCTCTTCATTCAGGACGGGGGGTATAGTCCCCCGGCGTGGTTCGACGGCTCCGGCTCCGGGCACGTCCGGGAGAATCCGTATGAGACCCCCGCGGGCGGCCCAATGTGCTGGGTTGGGGATCGTCTCTGGGTTGCTACGGGCTCGCGAGTGTGGGCGAGCGACATCGCAAATCCTTTCTCTTATCGGGAACAAGAATACCTCGGCGGCGCGTCGAGCTTGGTTTTTCCCGAGCCCGTCACGGCGCTTGCCAAAACTCCCGGCTTGGAATTCCCGGAGCTTCTCGTCGGCTGCGAGAACGCCTCTCATCTCGTCATGGCGCACGTCCGCAATCGCGAAGCGTGGGCACTGACGGACGGATTCCAGCGGGAGCTTTTCCCTATCGGCATCACGTCGCAGCGGTCGGTTGTGTCCCAGTTCGGCAAGCTTTGGTGGTTCTCTCCCTCCGGGTTGACGAGCTTTGACGCTGCCGCGCTGTCGAAGCAGACGGGCCGGCAGCCGGTCCGGGACATCGAGATGGCCGTCTCGAAGGCCGGGCTCGCCGACAACCTCGGCGGCGTCGCCGGGGCGACGTTCGGCAATTATCTCTTGATGTCCGTCCCGAGCGGCGACTCGTTCAACTCCCATACATGGGTCATGGACGGCGCGAGCGTCGAGAGCCTGCAAGACTCCTCCGGCCCTTCGTGGGGCGGCTACTGGACAGGCACGCGCCCGGTGCAATGGGTTTACGGCACCGTCGCGGGCCGGGAGCGCATCTTTCATGTGTCGGTTGACGTGGACGGGAAAAACCGGCTTTGGGAGTCGTTCACCGATTCCCGGTCGGACAACGGCTGCCCGATTACGTGGCACGTTGAATCCCGGGGTTATTTCGGCGCGCTGTCGGGCGTGAATTTCCCCTCTGGCCGGCAGAAGACCCTGTGCTTCGCTCAGGTCCAGCTTGCGGAAATCTCCGAGAAGCTCGACGTGGCCGTTTTCTGGGCCGGCGCCAATCGGGGACCGTATAAACGGTGCTCGACCAAGCGCGTGAACGTGGAGCGTGGAAATATCCGGTGGGACGTGCCCATCACTCAAGACACTTTGCTCTTCGGGCTCAAGCCGCAGTCGCGCGTCATCACCACTGAGGACGTGCGGAAGAAGTCCCCAGACGAGAACACTTCTTGCGCGGTCGAGGGGGACCGCGAAGAGAACGACACGGCTTTTCAGTTTTGCATCGTCGGCAGCGGCGAGGCCGCAATTGAATGGATTCGCGTCTTTGCTGAGCCGGCAACCGCCAATGACATTCAATCCGGCGTGTGCGAAAAGGACGAGACCGAGGCCAACTTGGTTCGGTTCGACGGCGCCGCGTCTGAGGCGGCGACCTATGCCGAGGCGGTCGAGGCACTGACTGCCGGATCTCCCTACTTCGAGAGCACTCAAACGGTCGTCATTTCCAGGGACGGGCTCACGGTGTCCGGCTCCGGTTGGGCTCGGAGCGTCATCTCCCAGGCGGACGCGGACAAAATCGCGACGCGCATTGCAGAGCGACAAGCCGAAGTCCAGTATGAGCGAGAGGCGCCCACAATTCTAAGCGACGGCAAGTCATTCAATCCCGATGAACTTTAATTACCTGAAGGTCATTACCGGGCGCCGATTCCCGATTGAATACGTTGCTCCTCCCGTGTGCGAGGGCGAATTCTCGTCCACTAGCTCGCCGTTCATTAGTCTGTTGCCGATTCTCAAGGAGTCCATCGAAACCTTCGAGGCTACTTTTCAAGACGGCACCTTTACTTTCCGATGGGACCATGTTGACGGCGCACTATGTTACTCGGTTTGGCGATTGATGGAAACCGACGAATGGGAAATCGTAGCCGAGTGCATCAATACGGTCGAGTGGGAAACCAACGTAGTCGGGTGTTATCGGGTTACTGTCATCTCGGAGGAGGGCGAGTCTGAGCCAAGCAAAAAGGTTTGCACTATCGAGGCTTTTACGTGTCCGACATTTATTGTTTCCCTTCCAACGGCGGTTAGCGTGGCGGAAGGGACTTCGGTCACTCTTACCGTCACTGCGGTAACTACCCCCGCGTCAACACTGAATTACGTTTGGTCGAAGGACGGCGTCATCTTCCTGTCCGAGGTTCTCCCTTCTGGGACTCCTTCGTCTGTCTTCAAGTCGGATCTCGTCCCCGGAGCGGACGAAGGACTGTATTCTGTCACGGTTACGGATACCAAGCACGATTGCAACCCCATTACATGCAACTGTCCGCTGACGGTCGAGCCGTTTGTTCCGCCCGGGTGCGAGGACATCGGCGCGGATGCCCCGGAAGGGACCGAGGCATTTCGCATTCCTCTCTACCCCGGGGATCATGCGGTATTTCCCGGATTACCTATCCCCGTTGAATGGGAGTTTTTTGATGCGTCTGCGGCTACTCTACTAGATGAGCGGTCTTGTCCGGCGGACCCTCCCAGTGATCCCCCGATAGTTTACGGTCGAAGAGGCGCTGTCAGTGATACCGACCATCCCCCGGGCGCTTATGGCGTTGCTTATGTGATGGGGTGGTTTATTCGCGGGAACTTGCTTATCTGCTCCGGCACTCCGGCACTCCCTATTGAATGTGAGGTAATGTTTATCGCTCTTGAAGACGACGAGTTTTTCTTGACTTGCGCTAATGCCTACTCGCAGACCGCCGGACTGTCTGAGCAATGGGGGGTGTCATTCCCTCCGTTTGGAACTCTTCCTCCGGCGGGCGGTTTGGGCGAAGGGTGGAGCGTTTGCTCGTCTAATGGAATAACCGGCGTTCAGGCATACTTTGATAGCGTCTTTTTGGACAATCTCGCGACGGGTCCTTGGTATCATTGTCCGGTAAACCGGCACACTAATACCGGGGGAGATTTTCGATTTGTCACGGTATTTGATCCCTTGGTGGACACTAACGCCATCACGTTTCAGGTGATGCAGTTTGATGGTTGTATTCAGCAACCGCGTGGCTTGCAGTTCAACAACTGGGCGGCAGTAAAAGCCGGATTTCCGGCGGACGTTCATACGTGGGCGGGGACCTTCCCGACTCGGAGCGTCTATGACTATACAACTTTGCAGTGGGACGCGCTGTCCGGAGGGCATACCGTTATTTATTCCCAGACGCATCCGACGGCTACCAACGGTTGCGGCTGGATTGTGGATGTTTACGGGGCCGGCGGCTTCCATTGGCGCGGGTTGAAAAAGACGGGGGACACCGGAGACGGAATCTATTTGCGGGATATTGATTTCGGCGCCGGCCCGACTTGCGCATTGATTGAAGAAATCCCGGTGGTGACATAGGAGACTTATGAGCTTACAAGATACAAACCTCGCGATTGAGTCGGCGCCGCTGCCGGCTCATTTCCAAGGATACCCGCATGAACTTCAGGCCGCGATTGTCGCGCGCCTGAAAATCAAGTCGCCCTCCGGGCTGGTCTTCGTTGTCTCTGGCGACGCGGAGCCCGTGAGTAATCAAGGCCCCTGGCTGAAGGAGGGGGACAAGTGGTATGTGTGGGATGAATCGACGAAGCGATACATCCCGCAGAACATCTCCGACTCTGAAACGTTTTGGTTTCATGTGAGTGAGACGGCCCCGACTTCGACGACCCCCGCCGTCTGGCTCAAGGTCAAGAACGGGCGCCCGGTGGACTGGTATTTCTGGAATGGCAACGTCTGGGTGCCCTCCATGCAAATCGTTCAGGCCGGCACCACGGCGAACCGCCCGACTGACCCCGTGGCGCTGCAACGCTACTACGATACCGACATCGGTTGTGAAATATGGTGGGAGCGCACCGCGTGGCGCACCGTCAGCGGCTCGCCCGGGGACATCAAGCATGTTCTCTCCGAGACAGCGGCGGAGGCCCTCCTGCTTAGCCCGGGATGGGAAATCCTCGGCACGGCTGACGCGCTGAAGACGTGGCGCGGTCGGACGATCAGCATGGCGACGCGCGACCCGGGGGCGACTCCTGCGAAGGTGTTTGCCGTCGATGCGGCTATCAGCCAGCGGCAGGCCCACGAGGTTTTCGGCGAGACTCAGGGAATGAAAACTCTCGTCGGCTCGGCAGTGACATACCCCCCTACGATAAGTTTCTGGGCTTTGGTTAAGTTGTGAGTTGACACTGAGGCGAAAACCGCAACTCTTCAAAAGGATATATGGGAGACATGGGGATTGGCAGTATTGTCGGTGGGCTCTTTCAGATGGGCAGCGCGTCCATTCAGGCGAAGGCCATGAAGAAGGCTACGCAAATGCAGATTGACGCCATCAATCAGCAGCGTGAACTCATTCGTAGCGAATTGGCGCCGGAGAAGGTTGCGCCGATGGTTGCGGCAGCGGACAAGCAGCGGGCCATGTCAATGCTCGCCCTTCAGGGCAAGATTGACCCGGCGCTCCTCGCTTCGCGATACCAAGCAAGCTCCAATATCCTCGGGACGTTGCAGCAGCCGGGCGGACAAGCGGAGGATCTCGCCTCGCAACTGATTTCGGAAATTCAACAGCCGAGCGCCGGGCTCGAAGCGGTCAAGGCTGCGATGATTGACCGCGCGCTCGACTCGTTGGACGCTGGGGCTACGCTGCCCTCGGACGTTCAGGCCGAAATCATCAAGGCCGGGCTCGAAAGATCGACCGCCTCCGGCGTCGGCGCCGCCCGTTCCGGCCTCGCGGGCCAGACGGCGAAGAAGATTCTTGGTCAAGCCGGCGTCACGTTGCAGCAACAGCGCGAGAATCAAGCGATGAATCTCACGAAGACGGCGGACGAGCTTTCGACCCGCCGGGCGCAGTTGCTCGCCTCGGTTTTCCCGCAGTTGAAGAATCTGCAAACACTGAACTTGCAAAACGCGCTCTCGTCGCTGACGACTTCAAATGCGATGGCGCCTGAGTCTGGTATGAGCGGCGGCGATATGCTCAACCTCCTGAAAGCCCGCGTGGGGGCGGAGCAGTCTCTCACGTCGCAGGAAGGCGCGGCCCGCGCGGAACTCGCGAAGGGAATCGGCTCGGCTTGGTCAGGGGCTCTGGGCGGGATCGGAAGGGCCGTCGCCGGGGCCAACTCGGCGGGTATGAATTTGCTCTACAACAACGTTTTTGGAGCCTAATCACATGTCAACTCCCTCTCGCTTTTCTCTGACCGGTTGGAACTCGACATATCTCGCGCCGAAGCCGATGGGCCGGGTGGGGTCCCCGGCGGTAGCCGCCGCGGCGGGCAATTCGATGGGTACCATCGGCTCAATGACCGCCAACATTCCGGCGGCGCTTCAGAATCTCGTCAACGAGAACAACCAGAGCGACGCCGTTCGCGCGCTCTCGGAGGCTCTTCAGTTATCTATTGGGCGCGGGGGTGGAGCCGGCGGCGGTTGGTCTTCAAACCCCATGACTCAAGGGGCGCAGGCGGCTGCCCTTCAAAATCTGTTCACAAAGAACACTGAGTCACCTTGGAATACGCCGGATTTGAGAATGTTGGCCGTCGCAATGGGTGGGCCTAATCTTGGCTCCACTTTGCAGGCCATCGCGCAAGACGAAAACCAAAAGAAAAGGATGTCAGAAGAGGCTTATTGGCGTAAAATGGCCCTTGATGAAGGCGTGAATTCTCTCAACAATGGGCGTGGATTCAGCGATACCGCGTCGGGATTAGAATCCCGCAAGAAGACGGATCTAGCACTCATTTTTGCGGACACTATGGCCAAAAATCCTTCTGGCTGGGTCAGTCAATCTTTGGTGCGTTAATCTTATGCCTATCGGAACAGACAGAAATATCATGGGTGAGAGCGCGCTGCCGCTTGCGGCGGTGATGCCCTCTCTCGGGGCTCAAGACGCCGTCGCCAACATGCAGAAGATGATGCAGTCCGGATTCATCACCGCCGACGACATCGCCACTCGCGCGAGCGCGCGGGAGTCGATGAAGGCGGACTTGGACATCCGAGCGATGCAGGAAGCGAAGGCGATGGCTCCGAAGCTCGCCGAGTTGAAGAAACGGCAGACCGAAGAGGCCCTCGCGGAAACGAAGTATGGGCCGGGCATCAAGCTTTTCCAGACCCTTGCCCCCGTCGCGGGGTTGTCGCAGATTCCCACACTCC